GAGGAGAACGAGACATGCCTTATGTGAAGGTAGAGATCGCGCAGTTTTGCCTCTTTGAGGAGGGGGAGCAGCGTGAGTATGTTAGGGGCGAGGTGCTGCGCCTGGGAGCGCAGGACCCGCTTATCCAGTCCGGCCAGGTCTCAGTTCTGAGCGATTCGGACTTTGCCGAGACGGTCGTCTGCACGTGCGGTCGACGCTTTTGGAATGCCGATAACCCACATTTCATGGCCGACGAACACGAGACGATCAATGCGGAGCCGATGGAGGCCATGGGGATACCAGAGCAAGCTCTAGGGGGCGGCCCTGCGGCAGCGATTGAGACATTGGCGTCTTCCCTACCGGGCCAGGTCGAAAGCCCCGCACAGGACAACGTCGAGCGAAAACGCCGTGGTAGGCCGCCGAAGGTCGCGGTATGAGCCACTCGTATTCTGGAAATCCAGCTGCGTCGGACCTCGACTGGATCAGATTCACGATCCAGGACACGGGGCCGGCCTATTCTGGCGAGCCTTGGTATATCCACGATTCGGAAATCTCGGGGATTCTCGCCGGGGCCACAAATGCGACACAAGCGGCAGGGCTGGTGCTGCTCGCCTGGGCGCGGAGAATAGCCCATAGTCCCAACTTCCGAATTGGACGGTTCTCTGAGGACTGGAATGCAGCGGCAGCAACTATGCAGGAGAAGGCCGAGAAGATCTTGGCTTCTGCAGCCGCGGCTGGAATCGGTGCCTTTGTGGGAGGCATTAGCGTTTCTGATAAGGCGACCCGCAGTCTGGATACCGACCGGACGAAGAGTAGTTTTAGGCGTGGTCAATTCGACAACCCTGATGCTGGGTGGTAAGAATGCCAATCGACGTCACCATGTTCGACCGGATGACGCCGGAGCTGCTACGCTTCTATGAGCAGGCAGAGAAGCGGCTGACGCTTCTGCTCGGACAAGCCGGGATAAGCCGTTTTTCCTACCGACGCACGGAACTCCTGCTCCAACAGATTGATTCAACAGTCCGGGCATTGGAGCAGGGCCAGCGGGGGTGGAGCCAGAAGCATCTGCCGACAGCCTACCGCCAGGGTGTGAATCTCACGGCCGAGGCCTATCGACTCCCTGTTCTACCCGCGATGACGCTGATAGACCGGGGAAGCATCGAGGCCGTGATCGCCCGCGTCATGGCAGATACGGCAGGCGGTCTGGAGAGCATCGCGCCCTTTGCGCGGCGCATGTGGGTTGACACCCAACAGACGATCGTGAAAGAGACTCAGATGGCCCAGCTTATCGCTGAGGGTCGAGTCGAAGGCTTGGGGCCGAAAGAGCTGGGGCGGCGAATAACCCAAACCCTGAAAGACGGGGCTTCGCAGCGATTGAAAGGGTATGTCCCCGAAGGCTTGCGGGGCAACCTTGAGCGGGCGGCCCGGGGAGAGTTCATCACCATCAAGGGCCGCCATTACAACATGAAGAAGTATGGCGAACTCGTCGCCCAGACTGCCACGCGCCAAGCGGCGACGGAGGGGGCGATTGCCGAAACATTGGTCCTCGGCGGCGACTTGATGCAACTTACCGTGCACAGCGGTGCTTGCCCAGTCTGCTTGCCCTGGCAGGGTAAGATCTTCTCTATCTCCGGGCGTACCCCGGGCTTTCCACTGTTGACGAACGAGCGAAGAGCCCCTCTCCATCCGAGGTGCAGACACGCGACCATAGGCGTAGACGCAGACATTCTTGAGGAGCGGGGATGGATGGGTGGCCTACGCGACTTCTCGGCCTCTGACCGAGCAGTAGATTCGGCCCAGGCCTGGGGAAAGTTCGTCGGTGCGAGTCCGGCGACGCTGGGGGCGGCTTGATGCGTCAGATATCGCGCTATTGCTACGACGTGATTCAGCTTCTGCGGGGGCCGACCTGCGATGCAGGTACTGGCACAGATGTTTATGGCAAACCACTATCTGAACCAACGCCGGAATCGCTGATGCTGAATGTCCGTGTGGACTTCACTGTGAACCGGACCATCGGACCACATGGGGATGAAGTTCCATGCGCGGCCGAGGTCTACATTCCCCCAACCTACCCCGACCCGGCGACGGGGGAAGATGTCGATCTTACCATAGGCGGCCAGGATCGGATCATCTTCTTGGGACGCACCTATGCGGTAGCGCAGGTGAATTGGGAGCGAGGTTGGTTGGGCGACCAGGGCGATCACTGGAGAGTGGCGATCCGATGAGCATCCGCTGGGATGAGGCCAAGTGGCGCGAGATGCAGGCGAGGCTACGTCGTCTCACGCGATCCTACCCCACCGCTGCCCAGAAAGCGGCCGGGCAGATCGGAAAGCAGGTGATTTGGGACTCGATCAATGTTCCTCCAACCGTGCCAATCGACACTGGTAACCTGCGGTCAAGCGGAACCTTTGAGGTGTTCGCCCGGCCCTCTGGTGCGACGCTGACCGTAGGCTTCAATACACCCTACGCGGCCCATGTCCATCAAGTGCCGATGACTTTCCGGGAGCCGGGATCAGGGAACTACTTCCTATCCTCCAAGCTCCAGCGCTTCCGCCAGCAATATGTGAGCAGTTGGGGCCGCAAGATAGCCCAGATTCAGGGGACGGCCTGAGATGGTTCTGGTAAAGGAACTCTTCGACTGGGTGGCCGCGCAGACAGGATTGGAGCGCGGCGTGGACTGGCACTGCGGCTATCTGCCTGCCAAGACGAGCGGAGCTGTAGCTGTGTTGCTGGAGGCTGGCGGAGACCCTATGTCTCCGCGGCTCCGGCACAATCTTGAGATGGCGGTCTTCCAGGTGCTCTGCCTGGGGCCGGTCGAACCGGACTTCTGGGAGGCGCACGACCTGGGGATATTGATTCACCGGGTCCTGCGCGACGCGGCATCGGTGCGTCTAGGCGACGGGAGCTATCCTGCGGAGTGGATAGCCGACACCATCCTGGCGCAGGCGAAGCCGCAACTGATTGGTGGCGATGAGCGTTTCCGGCATGAGGTCTCAGCGATGTATGTCGTGCGGGCGCGCTCGGCGGAGCTTTTTGCAGTCTAGGAGGCAAATAAGATGGCAGACGCAACTGAATTTACCCTCGCCGGTCCTGCGCAGATTCTATGGGGCGACGCGGGAGTAGAAGAGGAGTTCGGCAAGACGGAAGCTGGCCCTACAATCGTGCGTATCCGGGAGGAGACGTTTCCCGTCACATTCCACCAGACGGGCGTCAACCCCTGGGACATTTACGGGGTCGGAAAGACGGTCGAGGTTGAGGCCAACTTCGCCAATATGGGCTGGGACTTGCTGCTAAACGTGATGCCCACAGAAGCGAAGATTTACGGCGGCGGCGTAACTACTCCGACACCGGCGCCTGGCGACCAGGCCCTCGATATTCAGGTTGGTTTGGGGACTTCGCACCGCTCATACTCGAAGCGGCTCATCCTGAAGCCGTATTGGGAGAATGCACCTGATACCAACCCGGAGACGTGGTTCATCTTCCCCCTGGCGTTTCCGCGGATAGACGCAGAGATCGAGCACGGCCCGGATGTGCAGAAGGTCATCCACGTCCTGTTCGAGATCTTCCCGGTAAGCCAGGCTTGCCCGCGACTGTTCTTCATGGGCAATGAAGCAAATCTGCCCTGCTAGTTTGGAGAGGAGCCTGAACAATGGCAGTTGAGCACGATCTCGACGCGTTAGCGGTCGAGCCGCTGGCGGTCAAGGTGAACGGCAAGTCCTATCCTGTCGCGATCACGGTCGCGACGATGATCAAACTGGACAAAGCGCGGCAAGACGGCAGCGAGGATCAATGGGAACTGGTCGCCCTAACGATGGAGGCGGCGGGGATGCCGCGGGAGGAGTTTCTGGCTCTGAACGCGCAGCAGGCGCTGAAACTCTCCGAGCTGGTCACGGCCCATTTTTTCCCCGAGGCAGCGGAAACGCTGCGGGTAGCGGAGGCGGCCATGAAATTGACTGGCCCGATGCCATCGCCGGATTCCTCCGCTACGTCGGAGGAGGCTATACCTTAGACGGCCTCCTGCCGATGGACTTCCGCTTGTTCACAAGCCTGCTAAATGCTGGACTGCGGTGGAACGCGAGGGAACACATCGCGGCGGTTGAGGCCGCCTCGTTTCCGTACCTGGAAAAGACCGCGCGCAACCGCATTGCTCGTCAACTTGAGGCCATGGCCAAGAGCAGCCATCCCGCGCCAGTAATTGCCCCTGGCCCCCAGCAAAAAGACGTGTCGGGTTGGGATGCGCTCGGCCAGCTGATAGCCCGGGAACGCCAGAAGTGGCCGCTCGACGAGAAGGGGAGACGAATCTTGAAGGGCGAGAGACACTGATATGGCATTGGATGTCGGCGGCATATTCGGCACAATCGAACTGCGCTACGACAAAGCGATCAAGGCCCTGAACGCGGTCGAGAAGCAGACGAAGGACGCGATGGGCCGGATGTCCGCGGCGGTCGCGAAGCACCAACAGGCGATTCAGGGCGCTGGCTTGGCGCTGGTAGCGATGGGTGCGGCGGGCATTCTTCTTGGCCGGAAACTAGTTCAGGCGGCCGGGCAGATGGAACGCTACGAGGCGCAGTTCAAGGTCTTGACGGGTTCCACGGAGGCCGCAAAGGCCCGCCTCAAAGAGCTAGTAGATTTTGCCGCAAAGACCCCCTTCGATTTGCCGGGGATTATAGAGGCAAGCCTGCTCATTTCAGCACTCGGCCTCGAAATCGGCACCACGACGGAAACTCTTACCCTTCTCGGTGATGCTGCGGCCGCGCTCGGTATGCCTATGGACCAGGTGGTTCGTGCGATGTTCAAGGCACGGGAAGGCATGTATGACTTGAACGAGATGGGCAAGCTCCTCCCCAAGACTTCACTGCGGGAGTTGGGGGTTGAGTTTAGCAAGACGGGTGAGATCATGAACCGCGAGGATCTCTTCCCCGCGGCGATAAAGCTCTTGAAACGCTTTGAGGGAACGATGGATGAGGTGTCGAAGACGACAGAAGGGAAGCTGTCAAACCTAAGCGACTCTCTTTTCCAGTTGGCGGCGGCCTTTGGGGAAGCCCTCACGCCAGCGGTGAAAAAATACGCAGAACAGATTTCGCGCCTGGCTGATCGTATGGAGGCATGGACGAAGCAGAATCGAGAAGCGAACTCGGCACTAGTGCTCCTGTCGGCAAAGTTGAGCTTGCTTTTGATTGGTCTGGGCAGCTTCCTGGGTCTGCTACCGCGAATCATTGCAGGTTTCACCGCGATAATCGCAGCGGTCTCTTCGCCTGTAGGCCTGATTGCTGCTCTTGCGGCGCTGACGGCAGGTATCTATGCTACGGCACGAGCCTGGGGAGTTTACCGCGATGCCCAAGAAAGAGCACGGGCACATATGGACCGGCAAAAGGAACTCCTGAAGCAATATCCCCGTGCAGCAGAGGAGGCGCAGAAGATTCTCGATGCCGAGATCGCATTGGCGGCTTTCCGCGCGAAGATGGTACCGGCATATGGCACGAAGGTACGCTTGGGGGCGCTTCCACGCGCATACCTCTCGAAAGAGCAGAAAAAGGAATTGGATAAACTCAAGAATGCTCTTTGGGATGCGGAAAGAGCTGCGCGAGCTGCCGATAAAGCGATAGAGGACGTCGTTACGCCTAAAGACAAACCCCCGCCGGGCCTATCTAAAGAAGGGGCCAAGTTGGCTGAGCGTCTGCGCGAGGAGCAGATGAAGCTTTCGGAGGCCTTCATCGAGGGGCTTATCGCTCAAGGCAAATCCTATGCTGAAATCGAGGCGGCGGCGGGCCGTTACTACGCGAAGATAGCAGTCCTTGAGAAGGACGCCATTGAGAGGCGTAGCAAGCACGCCGCGATGGAAGAGAAGCTAGAGAAGGTGCGCCTCGACCTCAAGACCGCATATAGCCAACTTGTGAAGGATCTGCCGTTGATCGAGGCCGAGGCCTTCGGCGATGAGCGGCGCATCCTGGAGTTGCGAGTCAAGGCCTGGCAGGATACCCAGAAGAAGATCGTAGACGCTTGGCTGAACATGATGCGCGTTCGGCTGAAAGGCAAGGCAGAGGAACTGGCGGCCATCGAGCAGCAGGCGAAGGATGTCATGGCCCGCGTCAACGCGGTTGTCAAGGCTGGCCTTGCCCAGCAGAAATCACTATGGGGGTCTATTCGGGACGAAATCAAGTCTGCCTTCTCGGACGTATTCCTTGATCTGATGAAGGGGACGGCGAGCTTCCTAAACTTTTTCCAACGCATCTGCGACGCGATGCTGCGCTACTTGGCCGATCGCCTGGCGGCGATGGTAGCAGCCTGGATTGATGCCGAATATCGTAAACGCATGGAAGCGACGAAAACCGCGCTCTATATGCAATCGCTTCAGCTCGCTAGCGGTGAACAGCAAGGCGGAGGCGGCAATTTCTGGGAGCAGTTGGGGCTCATGGCCGCGAAGTTCTTCATGGGAGGGGGAGAGGGCATGGCCTCGGGCGGGATCGTGACCAAGCCCACAATTGCGATGCTGGGGGAGAAGGGGCCGGAGGCAGTGATACCGCTCAGCCAGGCGCAGCCAGCCTTCGCCAGCGCATCGCCCGTGAATATTACGATTCAGGCGATTGACACGCAGACGGGAGCCGCCTTCCTCATGCGGAATCGCGACTCCATCGCCCGGGCCGTACTTGGCTCGATGCGCGACAACAGCGCCTTGAAGCGGAGGGTGGGCCTATGAGCAATCTCTTCTACCCCGACCTCCAGATGGCTGACCTAGTGACAACGCCGGTTTGGGCGACAGAGGCGATAGTCTACGAGACAGGCTATGTCCAGCGCAACGCCGTCCGCGACGCGCCGCTTCTCAAGTTCGAGCTATCCTACGACTACCTGACGCCGGCCCAATATGAAGGCCTGCTGAACTTCTTCCATCGCCACCGAGGAGCCTATGAGTCATTCTTGTTCCACGACTTGACTGATCTGGCCCCTGTGGCGCGAGATTTCGGGGTGGGGGATGGCCTGACAACAGACTTCAAGCTGGCGCATGACGCGATGGATGCCTGCTTGATCTACGTGAATGCGGTGCTCAACCCGGCGGCTGTCGTCAACTTGGCGACGGGGAGAGTGGCTTTCCCTGCTGCGCCTGCTGTTGATGCGCGCCTCACTTATTCAGCCACGAATGCCAGATACCGAGTGCGCTTTCTCGACGATATGCTCCCCGGCAACAGGTTCAAGTATATGGCCTCGGCTACCCAAGTCGTCTTGATGCAGGTGAGGGAATGAAAGACGCGCTGCCGGCCTTCGAGGTGGGGATAACTTCCACCGAACGCCGAATGATTGACCTGCTAAAGATCACCCTGACTGGCGCTGCGGAGGCCCTGCGCTTCGTCAACTGGGATGCGCCGATTACTATCGCGGTTGGGGATGATGCAGAGGCAACATTCTTGCCGCTGCCGTTCATCCGCGGTGATGCGCGCTTTCAGGCGGACTTGCAGATAGACGAGATCACCCTGACCGTGCCGAACGGCGAGGTGACGCTCTACCAAGAGGGCGCGGCTACTCCGACGGCCTCGACGGTGGCTGGGCTGGCCGTCTCCGGCGTCTTTGACGGCGCGGGGGTCAGTCTCTACCAACTTGACCTTGAGCGGCAGGTAGTCTTTCATCACAGCGACTGGGTTGTCTCGCTCATCGCGGCCATTACGAGGGTTTCGGTTACCGTCCATCTCCAATCATGGATCTCGAAATTGGATATGCGGGCACCGCAGACGATCTGCCAGGAGCAATGCAATAATGCCTTGTTCGACAACTACTGCGGCTTGCTGGAGGGGCCTTGGCAGATCTTGGGCACGGCCCTGGGCGGGGACCGAGACCTGATGTTTTCCGACCGGGCCGAAGCCAATGGCTGGTTTGATCTGGGCATGGTGGAGTTTCTCACCGGGTCTAACGCGGGCCAGTCAAAGACAGTATCACGCTTCGAGGCTGGGACTTTCTATTTCCCGTCTCCATTCCAGTGTGTCGTGGCGTCTGGCGATACCTACCGGGCCGTGCCCGGATGCAACAAGACGGTGGACGAATGTCTGACCAAGTTTGCCAATCTGACCCGGTATCGGGGGTTTCCCTACATCCCTCGACCAGAAATCATGGTGGGTTAGAGCCGGACGAGGCGCGGAAGCGGATCAAATCCGCCGCGCTGAGTTGGCTTGGGACACCATTCCACCATGGCGCGCGGTTGAAAGGTGTGGGGGTGGATTGCGGGCAGCTAGTGATAGCTGTCATGTCTGAGGCGGGTCTCGTAGAGGCTTTTGATCTTGAGGCCTATTCAGCGCAATGGAACCTACATCAGGGGCGGGAACTCTATCTGGAGCAAACCCGGCAATACTGCGATCCGGTTGCAGCCCCCTGGGAAGTGGGCGACATTCTGATCTACCGCGTTGGCCGGTGTGCCTCACACGGAGCTATCTATATCGGCGAGAATAGGGTTGTCCATGCCTTGGGCGGCCGCCAGGTAGAGATCGCGGACATCACGGGGCTTTACTTCAGTTCGCGGTTTGATTCCGGTTGGAGGTTGAAGTGGCTGGCGCGATAATCGCTGGCGTGACCGCGGCCGCCTTCGGCCTCCCGTGGATTCCCTATGCAGTATCCGCACTGCTCTCCGGTTACTTGCAGCGACGCCAGGCGAAGAAGGGCCAGCGCAACGAGGCTCTTACCCTCCAGATCACCGCGCCGGCGAAGGGCCAGGTGCTTCCTGTAGTCTATGGCAAAGCGCGAACGGCTGGGTGCGTTATATGGTATGGCAACTTTCACTCGCAGCCGGAGGATACGGGGAAGAAAGGCGGCGGCGGCGGAAGCGGTGGCAAGGGGAGTTCGGAGCCAGCAACATATTCGAGCAGTTTCGCGGTGTCGTTGTCCGAAGGCCCCATCAAGGCCTCCCCGTTTCGGGTTTGGATGGGCAATGACGAAGTAGATCTTACGGAGATCGTCTATACCCTGCATACCGGGGAGTTGGGGCAAGCGGCTGATGCCCACATCGCTGCCCATCTGGACGCGGGACAAGTCTCGCTCAACTACCCTGGCATCGCCTACATAGTATTCCAGGACTGGAACTTTGGCTATGCGCCAGTCATGCCCAACTTCACCTTCGAGGTGACGCGTGGCCTGGCTGAGGTCGTAGCGAGCAATCCGAGCTTCCCGGCCTACATGCAGGTCTATTCCGAAGATGCTAATGGCGACATGAACCCGGTTGCCATTCTCGCTGATCTGGTCACCAATACTCGTTACGGCCTGGGGCTGCCCCAAGAACGGATTCATGAGGAGAGCTTCGTGGCGGCTGCCCAGTGGTGCCTAGACAATGGCCTATACTGCTCGCCGATTCTGGTGGACGGCGACAGTGGCCTCAGCCATATTGAGCACATCCTCACTTACTTCGACGGCATCTTGACCCATTCGCAGGGCAAGCTAAAACTCTTTTACCGGGGACCGGTCTACTCTGACGTGGCGCTTCACCATGCAGTAGACACAACCGTCTTCCCCGCAGTAGCATATGCGGACTGGAATATCACCGAGCATCGCAGCGTCCTCGCACCCTCGACCTGGTGGCGGGCGCTGCGACGTGAATTGTTGATCAAAGACATCCCCGCTGCGGACGCAGTGGCGCGAGAGGCGGGAAATGACTGGTTCTGGTGCCTGGACAAGGATCGTGGCGTCATGACGCGCTGGGATGCGATCACCTGGACGGCAACCATGCTGAGGCTTCTGCCGGCGGCCGTCGGTGCTGTCGCGGGAATCGCCTCCAGTAGCCTTGGTGGGAATGTTCCGGCCAATGCCTTTGATGGGAACCCAGTCACCTTCTGGCAGGCAGGCAACAACACGATACCGCAATGGATACAAGGCACCGTCGGCGCCGCGACCGATATTGATAGCGTGCAGGTGGCCTGGACGGAGGGGGCAGGGGGGGCTGCCGTTCAGCCTTATATCCGTGGGGTGCGAATAGACCCGGCTGACCACGACGACCCCGCCCAGACGACGGTCGCTATCGTGAATGCTCTCATAGCCACTATGCTCGCGCACGGACTCAATCGGGCGTATGTGTTCGCGGCCAAGCCTGACGGCTTCTACTGGAACACGGGCACGGTGGATTACATCCCCTACGGATCGGACGGCGGGGATTTCCTCGTTACCTTCGCTGCCGCTGCTACCGCCGCCGGAATCGAGACTTATGGCTCCTGCTATTTTCTGCGGAATCTTGCCCATTGGGAGATGAATCCAGCGCAGCGTATGGTGCAGAGCGATGGCACTGATTACTGGTTCACTGGATTCGATAACGGATGGCTCTGCTATAGCCGTCCTGGCGTGGCGGCCTGGTGGAACGGCATCTTGGCAAGCTTGCTCGTTGTTCCCAACCTCGACGGGGTTGATATCGCAGAGCCGCAGTGGGGTTGGGCCTGGGGCAACTCCACTTGCTGGTGCGATGATTGCAAGGCCGCCTTTGCCGCGGCGCATCCTGGAGCCGTCTTCGGCGAGCAGGATGCAAGAGAGGGAGCGGCCATCTCAACCTGGGAGCAATGGCGCGCCGACGTTCTGACGGGAGCGATTAGCGTGACCTGTGCCGCTGTCACCGCCGCTACTTTGACAAGCAACATAGTCAGCGTGCTTGATGTGCGTCACTCACAATGGCTCGGCGAGGTCCAGCGGATCGAGAACAAGCTGAAGTTCAATGGCCTCGATTGGGATGGCATCTTGAACGATGCGAACCCTCCCGATGAAGCGACGAATCAGTGTACCTGGCAGGAGAAGGCTGGCTATAACCGCGACTATATTACCTTCTCGCCAGAATGGACGGAATACGCGACTCGGTGGTGGCTGTCCTTTGTGGACGGACGGGCGACGGCCGTAATTCACATCGGCATCTACCACACCGACGACGTATCTGGAAGCAACTGGAACTATGGCTACGACCATCTGCTCACCGCAGCCGAAGTGCAGCGAGCATATGAAGCAGCCATGCGGGGCGGGGCGCTTCATATCGAGAGCTATAGCTTGGCGAGCATCATCAATGAGGGATTGTGGGCAGGCGTAGATGCGGCCTATGCCGGCCTCGTTTACAACTCGATCCTCGGCGAAGTGCAACGCTGGGATGGCGCAGCCTGGCGGCCGGCGGGAAGGCGCGCCTGGTTCCGCACGAGGTCTTCCGCTCTCGGCTATGGTCCGGCGGAGAATCCGCATCTCTGCCAGTTCGACCGCCTTAGCACTGACCGCTTCCGGGTGCATCTCTACCCGGCGCCCAACGGCGACCGCATCCTGCAACTCAACGAGATCGAGTTCCGCAGACACGCCATCCAGTCCGCGACCAATATTTGGGGCGGGTTCGCCTATGATAACTTTCATGGCTCGCTTGATCTGTGGCTCGTCAACTGGACTCCGGCACTAGCACAGCTCTATCGAATTGACGACACAACAGGCCTCAATGTGGCTCCAAGTCCCTACGCTCTGCCAATCGGTGTTCAGGGGAATAACGATCTGACCTTCACGCCGATCGCCGGAAGGGAGACCATTATTCTGTCCCAGGGCTATGCCCTTCCTGCGCCCGGAGAGCCAGCAGTGATTCATCTATTCAACTCTCCCGCAACGCTGGTGGGCACCGAATATCCCAACTTCGACGGCACGACGGGCTATCTCGGCCTCTGCTATGATCCTCTCGGACCCTGGCTCGTGGTGAACGTCAACCAGGTTGGCCGCGGGGCGAGGCTGTGGTGGCTTACTCCGGCCACCCGCGCCCCCGACGGCAGCTATGCTGACCATGAAATCGCCTGGATGTGGGG